ATTACTTAAATGATTTAAGTAAACCCTTAAGTAAACTCTTAAGTAATGACTTAAGTAAACCTTTAAGTAAAAAGGCTAACATTAATATAAGACTTAAGAGTAAAGATAATAATAACTCTAGCGAGTTATTTAAGCCCGAGCAGGAAAAACCTAAAAAGAAGCCTTCAAAACCAAAAACCGAATTTATAGCCCCTACCCTGGAACAGGTGAAAGATTACTTCCGTGACAAGCTCCCGGACTGGGAACAGCAGGCGGAGATATTCTTCTACCACTTCGATGCGCTAAGCTGGAAAAACACCAACGGGGCTAAAATTGAACGATGGGACAGCCGGGCTAACCTTTGGATAATCGAAAAAAGACTTCAAAATGGAAACAAGACTTCAAAAACAGATCACTGTGATAATGTCCCCAGGACAGATACCTCAATCCAGGAAAAAGCCGGAGACACTGACACCGCTCCAGCAGACCTTGAGAAATGGATCAACAGCCTCCCAATTGGTTGACAACTGGTCCGGCACGCAAGCCCAGCTGAATTGTAACCTGACATTAGCACAAGCAATCAGGATTGAGGGTATTCCCACCCTTGCGGACATCAATGTTGTCTTCGGCAACGCCACATCAGTCAGGATTATCACAGAGCACCTGCAATCAATCCTCCGATACGCAGGCATTGATATCGCACCTCAACAACTTGCCGAAACGGCGCTAAGCATATTGGCCAGCTATTATTTTCTCAATCTGGCCGAGCTTTGCATATTCTTCACACAGCTTAAAAACGGAAGCCGTGGACAGTTCGTCTGGGGAAACAGGATAAACAACCAGTCCATTATGGTAGCCCTATCGGACTTTTGCAGGGATAGAAGAGACGAGCACGTCAAACTGTCCAATGAAACCGCCATGAAACAATCCCAAAAAGGTTTCACCCGGATAGAAGATGCAGCGTGCGCCATGATTGAGGGAGTAAAAAACATTCAGGAGCTCAAAAAAAAGGCTAAAAACGATTTCAGCGCCTTCACAGAACTTTTTCCTAACGTTCCCAATAACCATACTGCCTACACCTATTGGAAGGCATACGGGGGAAATGAGGATGCAATACGGGCTATATACGGAGATAATGCACCACCTCCCAATATAGCAAGCGACGATATAGGAAAATTCTTATGCGAGTATAACATCAGAATCAATCACAAATAAATATTATCAACCACTTCAAAATTAAGTAACCATGGCAAGTAATGAAAGTTTCAAACAGGCAATCAAAGCCTATCTGGACAAACGGGCGGAAGAAGATTCACTGTTCGCCCCCAAATATGCGAATGAGAAGAAAAGTATTGATGAATGCTGTAGTTATATCATGGGTGAAGCCAGGAAGCGTGGTAACGCCATAGCGATTTCAGACGAGGAGGTCTACGGGATGGCAGTGCACTACTATGATGAGGACGATATCAAAATAAACCGGCTGCCTGCCGGAGAAAAAACGTCCGTATCATCCTCCGCCAAACCTGTGGAACTCACCGAAGAAGATAAGAAAGCGGCACGTGACAAAGCAATCGCACGGCTGGCGGAAGAACAATACCAGACACTCAGGAAGAAAAACGTCCGAAAGAAAGCGGATGATAATGTCCAACAAATGAGCCTGTTCTAATCATGAAACCGAGAACGAAACTTGAGAAACGTGTAACCGGACTAAGCGGCAAACTGTCCGCCGTTACCGAAGTACAAAAAGAATGGGCGAAAGAACATATATTCACCCACGAAGCATATAGGTGCAAGGATGAGCTATGGTGTTCCGAGTGCGGCGGAACATGGATAGACACAAGCAATAGCGAGCTGAGAACCACCCTGCTCGGTGATACGACCGAATGCCCGTACTGCCACCACAAACTGGACGTAAAGGTCAGCCGGAAACGAAAAGTCGAGGAAGAAAAGTACATGTCCATCTTACAGACCGCCGGAGAGTTCCAGATCATAAGACATATACTATGCTGCAAGTACGCCAGAAAAAGGAATTTTGATTTGAACAGCAGACAGGATTATATTCACTATGCTTTCTTTGAAGTGGTTCAGGAATGGATCACCGTCGAGGGGAAACGCACCATCATGGCAAAACCGATGAATATGGGAAGCAGCGGATGGATATATTCGGAACCACTGAGCATAAAGGGTGAATACGGCAGTTACAGTTGGAATTATCGTGGAGACCTATATGCGATATGGGGATGGATATACCCAAGAAAGAAACTGCTCCCGGAATTAAGAAAGCGGGGAATCGGGAAACGGTTCCCCGATGTACCCCCCTCAAAACTTATACGAGACCTTCTGAAAGGTGGCAATGATGCGGAATTATGTATCAAGACCGGGCAGACGGATATGTTGAAGCACATGTACAAAACGGGCTATTACCAACTCCGATATAAACCGTCTTTCAACATCTGCAACCGCAACCGTTATATAATCAGAGATGCAAGCATGTGGAATGACTATATAAGCCTGCTGTCCTATTTCCACAAGGATCTGCATAACGCCAAATACGTATGTCCCAAAAATTTAAAAGCCGAGCACGACAGATTACTAAGAAAGAAAAATGAAATTGAGGCAAGGCAAAGAAGGGAAAGGGACAGAATAAAGGCTATCCAAAAAGAAAAGCAGCTCAAGGAGGATATAGCATCATTCTACAACCGGATGGAAAGATTCTTCGGCATGGAAATCAAAGGCGACGGCATAGTCATCCGTCCGCTTGAAAGCGCAACCCAGTTCTACAAGGAGGGCAAAGCCATGCACCATTGTGTATACGCCAACAGGTATTACAGACGCAGTGAATGCCTGATCATGACAGCCATAGTCGGAGAAAAACATGTGGAAACCATCGAAGTGAATCTTAAATCTTTTCAGATAGTACAGTCAAGAGCCGTATGCAACGGAACATCGGAGTATCATGACTGCATTATCCGGCTGGTGGAGAAGAACATGAGTTTAATCAAAAAAAGAATAGCATAATGAAAGATTATATAGAATTTTTAAAAGACAAGATGGCAATCAGCCATCAGACAGGATTTGAAGTTAAGGCTGATGAACTTACCCCGTACTTATATCCCCATGTGAAAGATACGGTACGTTGGGCTGTTTGCGGCGGTTGCAGGGCGATATTCTCCAGCTTCGGTATGCAGAAGACCGTAACCCAGTTGGAGATACTGCGGATAATCCTGAACCGCACAGGAGGCAAAGGGTTGATAGTTTGCCCCAAGCGTGTAGTAGTGGAGTTCCTGACACAGGCCGAAAAGCATCTGGGCATGAAAGTGACCTATGTACGTACTATGCAGGAGGTGAAGCAATGTCCGACCAATATCATGGTGACAAACTATGAACGTGTCCGTGACGGCGAGGACGGAGTAAGAATAGAACCTTCCTACTTTACCGTTACCTCATTGGATGAAGCGAGCGTGTTACGTGGATTCGGAACCAAGACCTATCAGGAGTTTCTTCCTCTGTTTGCAGAAGTTCCGTACAGGTTTGTCGCAACAGCCACACCGTCACCCAACAGATACAAGGAGCTGATACACTATGCCGGCTACCTTGGAGTGATGGATACCGGGCAGGCACTTACAAGGTTCTTCCAGCGTGACAGCACGAAGGCGAACAATCTTACCCTCTATCCCCACAAGGAAAAGGAATTCTGGTTATGGGTAAGTACATGGGCGTTGTTCCTCACCAAACCGTCCGACCTCGGTTATCCCGATATAGGATATGAACTGCCTGAACTGCGTGTACATGAGGAAGTGGTTAGTGTGGATAACTCCACTGCCGGAGCCGACCGTGACGGGCAGGTGAAAATGTTTCGTGAGGCTGCTCTAGGCCTTGCTGATGCAGCTAAGGAACGTCGGGACAACATGCAGGAAAAGATTGCCCGTGTGGTAGAGATTATCAATCGCCCGGAAAACAAAGACGACCATTTCCTTTTATGGCATGACTTGGAGGCTGAACGTGAGGCACTCTGCAAGGCAATTCCCGGATGTAAGGCTGTGTATGGCTCGCAAGATGATGATGAAGCCGACAGGGTGATAGCGGATTTCAAAGACGGCCGTCTGAAATATCTGGCCGCCAAACCTGAAATGCTTGGTGAGGGTTTGAACTTCCAGTACCACTGCCACAAGGCAATCATGTTTATTGACTACCGTTTCAACGACAAGTTCCAAGCGATAGCCCGTATCTACCGTTTCATGCAGCAGCATCCCGTAGAGCTTTACTTGGTGTATGCCGAAAGCGAAGGTGAAATATTCAAATCATTCATGCAGAAGTGGGCGCAACACCGCCAGATGGTAGCCAAGATGACCGATATAGTCCGCAAGAACGGTTTGTTTGGTTTGCAGGCAGAGGAAAAGATGATGCGCTGGATGTTCGCCAGTCGGGAAGAGAAGTCCGGCAAACTGTGGAAAGCTATCAATAATGACAATGTACTTGAATGTCAGAAGATGGAAGATAATTCGGTAGACCTGATTGTAACCAGCATCCCGTTTTCCAACCATTATGAGTACACTCCGACCTATAATGATTTCGGACATAATGAGGACAACGACAAGTTCTTCGAGCAAATGGATTATCTTACACCGGAGCTTATGCGTATTCTTAAACCCGGTAGGTTAGCTTGCATCCATGTGAAAGACCGTGTTTTGTTCGGCAACGCTACGGGTGACGGCATGCCCACTATTGACCCGTTCAGTGAAATGACTGTATTCCACTACATGAAACACGGGTTCCGCTACATGGGGCGTATTACAGTGGATACGGATGTAGTGAGGGAGAATAACCAGACTTATCGGCTTGGATATACGGAGATGTGCAAGGATGGTTCAAAGATGGGTATCGGTTGTCCTGAGTATGTCCTTCTTTTCCGCAAGCTTCCTTCTGACACCTCACGGGCCTATGCTGATTTGCCGGTGACCAAGAACAAAAGCGAATATTCGTTGGCCCGTTGGCAGATAGACGCTCATGCAAGTTGGAAATCTTCGGGTAACTCTCTGTTGAGTTACGAGGACATGAAAGGAGCCGGAATAGACAAGATACGCCATTTGTTCAGGAACTACGAACGCGAGCATATATATAACTACGAAGAACATGTATCATTCGCAGAGGAATTGGAAGCTTACGGAAAGCTGCCTAAAACGTTTATGGCTGTCGATCCGGTAAGTAAGAAACCCTGGATATGGGATGATGTCACCCGGATGCGCACGCTCAATACCAAGCAATCGCAAAAAAAGAGACAGAATCACATCTGTCCCCTTCAGCTCGATATCGTTGAAAGACTGATTGAACGGTACTCAAACAAGGGTGAGCTGGTGTTTGACCCCTTCGGAGGTATCGGCACTGTGCCTTATTGTGCCATCAGACTAGGACGTAGGGGATTGTCTACTGAACTGAATTATGACTATTGGAAAGACAGTCTTTCATATCTGTATGAGGCGGAGATGGAAGTTAGCGCACCCACATTGTTTGATTTGATGGACAGTGCCGTATGAAACAACCAGAAAATAACGGCTTATTTGAGGTAGCCGGAGGGAAAAAGCAAAAGGAACGTGGATTCAACTGTATGCAACTTATCATATTCCTGACCGAAGACGACGTAACGGAATGGGACGATTGGCACGGAGCGCATGAACAGGCAAAAGCTGGGCATTGCACATACAAGGGTAAATGCCATATCTATGCAAGATCCATCGAAAAGGTAAAAAAGAAATCTATTCAACCGACACTATTTTAAAGAGAAAAAGCAGACTTACTAGTCTGCTTATATAATAGATTTTATGAATATTCCGATGGGGGGATTCGAACCCCCGTCTTCTCTGTGGAGATGTTTTATCCTCTAAACTACAAAGGGCAGACACTCTGTTTCAAGATCCACAGCTCCTTACTAAAGAGGGATACGGGCAGAACCCATAGTTAATTCAGGCGTTTTGATACCCCTACATGAACTAACGGGTGCAAATATACATATTTTTAATTATATAACAAAAAAAATGAAAGCAATAACCATAAAACAACCGTGGGCATCCCTGATAGTCCACGGTATCAAAGATATCGAAAACCGAACTTGGCCCTGCCCTGATAAATATATTGGGCAGAGGGTACTGATTCATGCAAGCTTAAAGCCTGACAGAGAACCTTACATGATATTCAATGATGTTCAAGCTGATGCGATAGATAATTGTATTATGGATGTGTGTGGGTATTATAAACAGACTGGCTCCATCATTGGCAGTGTGGAGATTGTAGACTGCGTAGTAAATCATCTTTCTATCTGGGCAGATAAAACAGAAAATTACAGTACTGGCATGAAACCCAAACTTCATGAAGCCATTACCGGAAAGAAGGTGATTTATAACTGGGTACTAGCTAACCCTATTCTCTACGAAAATCCAATTAAGGACGTGAAAGGCAAATTATCCTTTTGGGATTATCCCGGTATCAAAGAGGTAAAGATAGAATGTCCGGAATGTGGCAGTATAGAAATAGCTGTTGAGGACTATACAACGGCACCATTCCCAACTTATTTGCATAGGTGTAATAAGTGTGAACATGTGATTATAGAAAGTGAGTGGAAGGAGGTAAAACTATGAGAGATTTTTATGAACTGATAAACCAATATCCATGGACTACTATTTTTCTTGCTATTTTCATTTATGAAGTGATTAAATGTGTGATGTCTAATTTGAAAAAGAAATAGCCATGAGCAAACTATATAAAGTAACTATTTTCGGGGAATCATTCTTAATCGGGTGGTTCCCTTTTTCTTCACGCTGGTATAACAAGCTAAAGATAATCAAATGATAGTACG